TTGCTCCATAGTGGCTCTCCCATACTAATAGGTGCACCTTTTGATTTTTCCCATTAATCCAAACTATCGAATAACCCTTTTTGTCGTAATAAACTTTTCTGCCCAAGAATAAACTAAAATGTGTTAGATTTTTCTCATTTGACATATGGCATCACCACCGTTCTTTATGCCCCAATTTACACAGTCAGTTCTACTAAACACTGGGTTAAACGGCTCCCCAACTCTCCCCAGGCCAACATAATCAACCACTACAGCCTTCATTCTGCCATCGTCCTTATCCTCACTCCGAACCGTATTGCCACACCGCATTAACTCGGTAAAATCAGCCCTGTTGCGCTTGATACGCTCATTAATAACCTTCTTCTCCTGCTCGATTTTATATGCTTGGACTTCGCGATTGAACCACTTGAATTTAAGGAGTTGGTTCCAGATTCTTTTTAGCATTTCATCGCCTTCCTTACTTCATAAAAACTAACCAATGGGTCTTGCTTCTCCTATTTCCAAAAAGAGGATTTTCGTTTAAGCACTTCATTACGTCTTTTAAAGGAATTTGGTCTTCATTCCACTTGAATATAAGTGTCCCATTTGGCTTCAATACTCGCATACACTCTCTAAAACCTTGCGCTATATCACTTCTCCAATCTCGGCCAAGTATTCCATATTTTTTACCAAGCCATGAATTTTCCCCAGCCTTTAGCAAATGTGGCGGATCAAAAACAACTAAGTAAAACGAGTTATCGTCAAATGGCATATTTCTGAAATCAGCTACTATATCAGGATTAACTTCCAACTTTCTACCATCGCACAACGTGTCACTTACTTGGCGATTATCCATGTAAAGCACATCATTGTTGTGTTTGTTAAACCAAAACATTCTACTGCCACAACAAGCATCTAGTATGCGTCTCAATCGTTAAATCACCTCCCGTCCATCGCCTTCCCCTTCCGCTTATTTCTAACTCGCTCAACCTTTGCCACAATAGGCACATTCGTCTGCACGGAACATTCTCCCTGACAAAATGGGAACATCAAATTAGTGAACCATATTCCCTCTGTGCTGATTTCCCAGACGCGATTGCATTGGCAGACGGTCTTAATTTCTCCGTCTGGAAAGTTCATCGTGCGACCACACAAGCACTGTTGGGTTGGTTGTGGTTTTACCATTTAGCATCCCTCCTAACGATATGTGCAACTCCTCATGTGCGAGAATCCTTTACAGGTTATGGATACTGTTCTCTTGGAGTTAGTGAATGGTTTATACGGACGAATCCAACTCTCAGGTTCAAAGCATGAGTTATTTTCTAAAATAACTTGGTCGCGATTCGCTTTAGCAATAGCTTTTACCGAAGAACATATTTCACATATACTAGGCATTGGTTTACCTTTTTGAATAGTAGCCTTAAAATTTAACATTTGAATACCCTCCTAAATCCTTATGGAATCATCCAGCTCCTTCTCTATTCTTCCAACTTCCTCCATTAGCTCTTTGAACCCCGATGCCTTGGACTCCCTGATTTGACGATGTAGTAGAAACTTGTAGCACTCGTTCAGGGTTCTCATATAGCCAACGCCACGAAGAACTTCCTCGCCTGATGTTTTCTCGCCTTTGGAAATGCTCTTTTCGTTGACGACTATTTGGTTAACATCTGAAGTGATACAGTACTTTTCGTTAATATCAATCCTGATATGCTTGTCCTCCTCTTATTTAATTAACCGATTACACGAAGTTCGGTTATTTCGCTGTTCAGCCCAAAAGTTTGGTTGATGTAAGAAACGATATTCTTATCGGTAATGCAAACCTTTCTTAATTCCTTGTAAAAAGTTTGGTTCATGGCATAAATCAATTTTCTTCCTCCTTTTATTTAATAAGTTTCGATGTAAAAACTTTCAGCTGTCCTTCGGATAATTTAGGCAACCAACCTTTAGATACATTGTCCTTGAGTGCCGACACGCTACCCCCTCGTATCTTCTGTGCCTCCTGATATTTCAGTCTACGCTTTTGATCCTTACGCAATAGACTTGCCCCTTTCGTATGGTGCAACAAGAATCACTCCTTTGGCATGAAATAGCTCGTTCCAGTGTCTGAATAACCTACCTCAAAGCACTTTTTGCAAGGAAATTCATATAGGTTCCAGGTATTGGCACAATCGCCGCAAGCCCTAACGTCGCCATTTCCGAGAACTAAATTAAATCTAGGGATACACAATGTTAGTTTGGCGGATTTTACTCGCTTTGTTTGATTCGCATTTCCCTTCATTCTTCGCATTTGCCTAGCCAACTTGCGGTTCTTCTTGCGGTTTGGTTTCACTGGAACTAGAACCGGTCTACTCGATGTCCATGTTGCTCCGAACTTTCCCCATGAGTCAGACGGAAACATCATCAATAAGCACTCCTTTTCCCAATTAAACTCCGCATTTGAGCGAACAACCTCGCCATTGGATTACCTGAGCTACCAAGATGGGAGATAACCTTGTCCATTGCCTCGCGCTTCTCCTTGCGCGTTTCCTTCTTGCCACCCCAAACGAACTTTTGCACATGATGGGGTTGAGTTGATTCGATGTACTCCCAATAGGATAGGCCACGGGATTTGGCTGCTTGGCTGATTTGATTGGATGGATTGTTAGATTTCAATTTGATTCCTCGCTTTCTTTTAGTTAACCATTTGCAGATACCCCCTAAAACGAGAGTAACTGAATTAAACTGGCGTTAAATATTTTTTGTTCAACTCTTCCTTGATGCCGTGGTAATCATGCCCTAATTCAACCAATACGCTAACTTGCTGTTCCAACTTATCAACCCTTTCCAACTCGAAGGACGTGAAACGATTTCGTAAGTCTGCATTCCTTGGTAAGCCGAATTGGCCCCTAAGCTGCTTTGCATTTTTACTAAACACAATTTTATAAATCATGTCGGTGTATTGACCGTACTTTCTGAACTTATGAGGGCTTTCCGGTAATCCTTGGATGGAATTAGTTAATGCTTCCCGAGCTTGCTTTCCGACTTGGCGCGTTACCTTTCGGGACATGAGTTCTTTCTGCATAATAAAGAATTGCATTACAAGATTTTTCTTGAATTCCACAACAGGTTTAGTGTTTTTCATAAATGTGATTAGCAATGTTGATTGTTGCTCGTTTAGTTCGTATATCTTTTCGGACTGACCGCTTGGCAAAGCTTCGTTTTTAAAACGAACCTTACCAAAGATACTTAACGAACTTTCGTGTTGCTGAATTAATCTTGTTACTGCATGGTGGCTAACCTTTCCGTGTTCAGCAATGATCTTTGAAGTGGTAAATGGAGTCTCGCTTAAATCATTCGGTTCTAAGAAAACTAATTTACTCATGCTTGCCCTCCCCATTCATTACGCTTTCCCCAATACTGACCTGTAAAAACTCTAAGTCCTGCACCTGCTTCTTCAGTGACGAAATCTTTTCGCCGATCATTGAGTTAAGGAAGAAAGCTGAACTCGCCTTATGCGTCAACGAGTGATTATTGAGCACTTGATGGACGAACTGCCTACTAACTCCATACTTTTCGGCAATGTCGCCACCATTTAACCCTGTCAGTCTCTTGAATTCTTCTACTAGTGCCTTTTCGATCTCTTTCTCCTCCTTGACGAAACGATTCCAAAACATACATTTTCTAATACTTTTTTGCAAAAATGTCATAAATTAATTGAAAAACCTCTTGTAAAGCTAGTCCAAATGATGTATATTAAACACAGTTAAACAAGAGCGTAGCAAACAAGCCCCTTGAGTTACGGTAGTGTTTGATCTAGCCACTGGAAATGGCTAATCGTTCTGTGGTGGGACGAGAAATTACTCAGAGCAATGTTGCTCAATCGGTGTGCTTTCGAATATTTGATTGCTGGTAACAATCGAATAATTGGAAGTGCACCAAATTCATAATCGTTTGAGATACCATTAAATCCCTTCTGCTTGCGTGGTAAGTGCAATCGGAAGGTTTGTTTGAGGTTAAAGAACTTTTAAAAGAAAAAGATTACTCCGCCTGAAATAGATACCCGACTTCGACTCCAAGGGCTTCGGCAACCCTTTTAAGTGATTTCATACTCGGGCCGTGCTTACCGTTCTCTATTTCACTCAGAGTACTTTCTCTCAGCTTTGCGCGTT